TCGGGCTGGGTAAGGCCTGGTATGACGGCAGCAAAGAGTCTGAGGAATTTAACAGGCAGCTGATCCTGACCGGGAACTACGCGGGGAAAACGTCAGGGCAGCTTCAGGCGCTGGCGCGCTCGCTGGCCGGTAATGGCATCACGCAGCATGCCGCTGCAGGCGTGCTGGCGCAGGTCGTTGGAAGCGGCGCGTTCAGCGGGAATGACGTCAGCATGGTCAGCAACGTTGCCGCCAGGCTGCAGCAGGCTACCGGGCAGGCCGTTGACGAAACCATAAATCAGTTTAAACGACTGAAGGATGATCCGGTTAACGCGGTCGCTACGCTCAACGATTCCCTTCACTTTCTGACGGCCACCCAGTATGAACAGATAGCTTCTGCTCAGGCGCTGGGGGATTCGCAGAAAGCTGCCGGGCTGGCCATGCGGGCATATTCCGACGCGGTCATTCAGCGCGCCGGGGCGGTCGAGGATAATCTTGGCTCCCTCGAAAAAGCCTGGAACTGGGTGAAGAATGCCGCCTCCGGTGCGTGGGATGCGATGCTGGGCGTCGGGCGTAATCCTGACACCGCGATGAAGCGCCAGGACTCTTTTGCTGAATGGCAGGCAGCAGAGAAAGAGTACCGCGCGCTGTCCAGCAATCTTAAGGTCGACCCGGATTATGCCGGTAACAACGTTCTGCAGAAAGCAGATGCGGAAAGGCTGAGAAACGCGCGCCAGCAGGTGGAGCTGAAAAAGCAGGCTTACGATCTTGCCGATCAGCAATACGCCCAGGAAGGGCTGGCAGCCGCGCGGGAAAAAATGCGAACGGACCAGCAGGCTCAGGCAATCCGCAGCCAGCAGCAGTTTAACCAGCTGGTGGAGTCCGGCGCGACGGCGGCAGAAAAGCGGGCTTCAGCAGAGAAAAAGCTCAGTCAGCTTATTGAGAAAAACCGCCAGGATGCGAAAGACGGTGTCGCCACGCTGTGGAATGAAAAGGACATTGCCGCGGCCCGCGCCGGGATTGAAAAGCAGTGGAAGGATCCAAAAACGCCGAAAGGCAAAAGCTACTCAACGCCCGCCGGGGACAAAGCCGAGGAAAAGGCGCAGGCCGAACTTCTCACCCTTCAGGCCCAGCTTAAAACGCTTGAGCAGCATACCAGCGTGAACGACGTCATAAGTAAACAGCGTCAGGATCTCTGGCAGACTGAAAATCAGTTCACCGTTCTGCAGGAGGCCGCGGGGCGTCGTCAGCTTACGGCGCAGGAAAAATCCCTGCTGGCGCACAAGGAAGAAACGCTCGAGTACAAGCGGCAGCTGGCCGACCTGGGTGATAAGGTTGCCAGCCAGCAAAAGCTCAACCAGCTGGCCGATCAAGCCGTGAAGTTTGAGCAGCAGCAAAAAGCCGCCAGGGCGGGCCTGCAGGCTCAGTCTGAGGGGGTATCCACCCGGGAAGCCGGGCGACAAACTACGCTGCAGCGTCTCACCGAGAGCTATTCCTACAATCCTCAGGCACAGCAAAAGGTTCTCGAAGAGCAAAGGGCAACGTTTGAGGCAGAAGATGCCCTGCGCGCAAACTGGCTGGCCGGTGCTAAGCAGGGCTGGGCTGAATATCAGGATTCAGCGACAAACGTCTTCAGCTCGGTACAGCAGATTTCGCAGGCAACGTTCAGCGGGCTGGCGGGTCAGCTTACCAGCCTGACGACAACCGGGAAGGCGAGCTTCAGGGACTTCACCAGCTCGATCCTTAAAATGATTGTCTCCGTTATCAACCAGCTGCTGGTGGCCTACACCATCCAGAGCGCAATGGGCTGGGTGAGTGGCGGTACCAATACAGCATCTGCAGGTCAGTCATTTTCGGTACCGTCTTTCCGCCCTGCGGGCTTTGACGCAGGCGGCTTTACCGGGCACGGCGGCAAGTACGAGCCAGCCGGTATCGTTCACCGCGGGGAGTTCGTCTTCACCAAAGAGTCAACCAGCCGCATCGGCGTGGCCAATCTTTATCGGCTGATGCGAGGGTATGCCTCCGGTGGTCTGGTCGGCGGGGGGAGCGCAGCAGCTTCTGGTATCGGTGGGATTAACGTTTACGCACCCGTTTCAGTGACTACAGCGCAGTCTAACGATACGAAGCAGCAACAGAGTGGCGATGGTGCACTTGCTCAGGCTTATCAGAAAGTGGTTGATCGTTCGGTCCGCGAGGGCATCGCGCGCGAAACAAGGCCTGGGGGAATCATCTGGAATGCCACTAAACAGAGGTAAATGATGGCCATAGAGCATTTTGCATGGAAGATTCAGGCAGCAAGCCAGCCCACTCTGAGCAGCAAAGATACAGTCAGAACGGCGCAGTTCGGTGATGGGTACAAGCAGGTAAGTGGTTCTGGCCTGAACGATGAGGTTCTAAATTATGCCTTTTCTTTTACTGGCGATCCGGTAATAGCCAGAGAGATTCATTCATTTCTGCGGAGGCATAAAACCAAGTCTTTCACATTCACTCCACCTGGTGGTGATTTAGCCCTCTGGCGTGTTGAGGCTGACAGCCTTCAGCGAGTCACCCTGAATAAAAAAGTGGAAACCGTAACCGCAACGTTTGAACAGGCATTTACACCATGAGCCTTAATGCTGATTATCAAAAACTCGAGCCGGGCAATGAAGTCCGGCTTTTTTCTGTCGATGGTACGGCCTTCGGAATGTCAGATGTGCTTTTCTTCCATGCGCATAATATCGCGCATACACCAGAAGAGATTGATGCTGCTGGTGGGGATGAAAGTAAACTGCCTGCGAAATCCATCTGGTGGCAGGGGCAGGAATATAAAGCGTGGCCCTGCCAGATTGAGGGGATTGAGGTTTCCACCAGTGGGAGCAGCGCGCAGCCTAAATTATCGGTTGCTAACCTCGACAGCTCTATAACTGCGCTCTGTCTTGCCTATGATGATCTGCTGCAGGCGAAGGTCACGATCCATGATACGTTGGCCAGCTACCTTGATGCCCGAAATTTTCCAGGCGGGAACCCCACGGCAGACCCTACGCAGGAAAAGGTGAAAGTATTTTACATTGATGCCAAAAGCGCAGAGACAAACGAGGCCGTGGAATTCACACTTTCAAGTCCGATGGACCTGCAGGGACTGATGATTCCGACGCGTCAGCTGCATTCGCTCTGTACCTGGTGCATCCGGAACAAGTATCGCACCGGCGACGGCTGCGACTATGCCGGGACCAACTATTTCGACAAAAACAATAACCCGGTCAGCGATCCGTCCCTGGATGAATGCAGCGGCACTCTGACGGCCTGCAAACTTCGGTTCGGCGAAAATAACGAACTCTCGTTTGGTGGCTTCCCGGGGACGTCTTTGATCAGGAGCTGATATGCGACAGAAAACCATTGATGCCATTATGGCGCATGCTGCAGCTGAATATCCTCGTGAGTGCTGTGGCGTCGTGGTGCAGAAAAGCCGCGTTGAACGTTATTTTCCGTGCCGTAATCTTGCAGCGGCGCCAGAGGACAATTTTGTCCTTTGTCCGGAAGATTACGCAGCAGCTGAAGGCTGGGGAACTGTGATTGCCATCGCTCACAGTCACCCTGATGCCACGACGCAACCAAGCGAACTGGATAAAGCGCAATGCGATGCAACGCTTTTACCCTGGCACATCGTGAGCTGGCCGGAGGGGGATTTACGTACCATTCAGCCGCGCGGAGAACTGCCGCTGCTGGAGCGTCCCTTTGTGCTTGGTCACTTTGACTGCTGGGGTCTGGTCATGAGCTATTTCCGGCAAACCCACGGTATCGAGCTACACGACTATCGGGTTGACTATCCCTGGTGGGAAAAGGGCTATTCGGACAACTTCTATCAGGATTGCTGGTACGAGTGCGGTTTCAGAGAGTTCGACGGACCACCGAGGCCAGGCGATATGGTGATCATGCAGGTCCAGGCCGAAAAGTGGAATCACGCGGGGATCTTGCTTGAAGGAAACATGCTTCTGCACCATCTCTACGGACATCTGAGCCAGCGAGTACCGTATGGTGGTTACTGGCAGGAACGGACGATGAAGATTCTACGTTACAAATCTCTATGCTAACCTTTACAAAATTTCAAAGGAGCATGAAAATGAAAAATCTACTCTTTACGCTGGTCATTGCATTGGCTGGCTGCTCTGTAAATTCCCTCGAATCTCAAAAGCCTATTTTCTCTGAGCATACATCCAAGAGCACCGATCAGGTTAACAGATGCCTAGCCCCTAAATGGGTGGAACTTCGTTCTTCAAGCTCCAGCATACCCACTGAGTCAGGTTACAAAATAACAGCATCAGACGATATATTCGGTGCTCTTTCAGTTGTAAATATCGATAAATCACAAAACGGCGGAAGCGATATTAAAGTTTATGCCGTCGCAAAAGGATGGAACGATCACTGGGCTATGGCCGCCAGATCATGCCTTTGATAAGACATAAATAAGACAAGCCACCTAAGGGTGGCTTTTTTTATGGAGAAAGAAAATGTGTGAGGTCATGACCCGCATTGAACTCGGCGGTGTTTTGGGTAAAACCTATGGAAAGGTCCACCACCGACTAATTCGTACTACCGCAGAGGCAATCAACTCTCTCACAAAAACAATAAACGGGTTGGAGAAGTTTTTAATAACAAGTAAAGCCAGAGGGCTAACTTATGCCGTCTTTAAGGATAAGAAAAATATCGGAAAAGACGATTTTGGTTTTCCCGTGACTGGTGAAGTTATTCGAATTGTTCCCCTGGTGATTGGAAGTAAAAAAGCGGGGGTATTACAGACAATTCTCGGTGCTGTGCTTGTAGTTGTTGGGGTTGCAGTAGGTTATCTCTCCGGTGGCACATTATCAGCTGTGGGGTATGGTGCTGCAAAATTAGGTGCCGCAATGATGCTTGGAGGTGTTGTTCAAATGCTATCACCTCAGCCAACGGGATTGGCCAGCAAACAAAGCTCGGATAATCGCGCCTCATACGCATTCGGGGGAGTGACAAATACTGCTGCTCAGGGCTACCCGGTACCGCTACTTTATGGTCGCCGGCGAATCGGCGGAGCGATTATTTCAGCCGGAATTTATGTCGAAGATCAGCAGTAGATAACAAACCTTTTTTCAGGCCACCTTCGGGTGGCTTTTTTATGGGCGCAATATGGCTACAGAAAAAGTGTTAAAGGGCCGCAAGGGCGGCAGTTCCAGTTCCCGAACCCCTACTGAACAGCCAGATGATCTTCAATCTGTAGCGAAGGCGAAAATCCTCGTTGCGCTTGGGGAAGGGGAGTTTGCAGGGCAGCTAACCGGCAAAGATATCTACCTGGACGGAACGGCCCTGGAGAATGCTGACGGCTCCCAAAACTTCAGCGGCGTGACGTGGGAGTTTCGCGCGGGAACGCAGGCGCAAAATTACATTCAGGGCATTCCCGGTACCGAAAACGAAATCAGCGTGGGTACTGAAGTTTCCAGTGTTACCGCATGGACACGCACTTTCACTAACACCCAGCTATCGGCAGTACGCCTGCGTCTGAAATGGCCGTCTCTGTTTAAACAGGAAGATGATGGGGATTTGGTCGGCTATTCGATCAACTATGCGATTGACCTGCAGACTGACGGCGGAACATGGCAGACGGTACTCAATACCAGCGTGACCGGGAAAACAACCTCTGGTTACGAGCGTAGCCACCGAATTGATTTACCTCAGGCTGGCAGTACCTGGACCATCAGACTGCGTAAAATTACAGCCGATGCTAACAGCGCGAAGACTGGCGACACGATGACACTGCAGAGCTTCACTGAGGTGATTGACGCCAAGTTACGTTATCCAAACACAGCGCTGCTCTACATCGAATTCGACTCCAGCCAGTTTAACGGCTCTATCCCTCAGATCTCCTGCGAGCCCCGCGGACGCGTAATCCGCGTGCCAGATACTTACGACCCAGAAACCCGTACCTACAGCGGCACATGGACCGGTGTGTTTAAATGGGCATGGACGGACAATCCCGCGTGGATTTTTTACGATCTGGTTGTTTCTGAACGGTTCGGCCTCGGCCACCGCTTAACAGCTGCTAACATCGATAAATGGACGCTTTATCAGGTTGCCCAGTATTGCGATCAGATGGTACCTGACGGCAAAGGGGGTAACGGTACCGAACCGCGTTATACCTGCAACGTGTACATTCAGGACCGGAATGATGCTTACACAGTCCTCCGCGATTTTGCTGCCATCTTCCGTGGCATGACCTATTGGGGCGGGGATCAGATTGTGGCCCTGGCAGACATGCCGCGCGATGTAGATTACAGCTATACGCGCGCTAACGTTATTGAAGGGCGTTTTACCTATTCGAGCAGTACCACGAAAACCCGCTATACCACGGCGCTGGTGTCATGGTCCGATCCGGGCAACGCCTACGCCGATGCTATGGAGCCCGTATTTGAGCAGGCGCTGGTTGCGCGGTACGGTTTTAACCAACTGGAAATGACCGCCATCGGCTGCACCAGACAGTCAGAGGCGAACCGAAAGGGGCGCTGGGGCATTCTCACCAACAACAAGGATCGTGTTGTTTCGTTTGATGTCGGTCTGGACGGAAACATACCACAGCCGGGGTACATCATTGCCGTGGCAGACGAGCTGCTGTCCGGAAAGGTTATGGGTGGCCGCATCAGTGCCGTAAACGGTCGCGTTATCAAACTTGACCGCGTTGCTGATGCAGAAGCTGGTGATCGCCTGATTCTCAACCTTCCCTCAGGAGCGTCACAGAGCAGGACCATTCAGGCTGTGAACGGCCAATCAGTCACAGTCACTACTGCATACAGTGAGACCCCACAGACCGAAGCTGTTTGGGTGGTTGAATCTGACGAGCTTTACGCGCAGCAGTATCGTGTTGTCAGCGTTTCTGATAACGATAATGGCACTTTCTCGATTACCGCCGCATGGCACGACCCGGATAAATATGACCGTATTGATACCGGAGCCATCATTGACCAGCGGCCGGTGAGTGTGATCCCGCCGGGTAACCAGTCGCCGCCTTCGAACATCGTGATCAGCTCGTTTTCCGTGGTGCAGCAAAATATCAGCGTTGAGACCATGCGCGTGAGCTGGGACCAGGCGCAGAACGCTATCGTCTATGAAGCGCAATGGCGCCGCAATGACGGGAACTGGGTTAACGTGCCGCGCAGCTCCACCACGTCATTCGACGTCCCGGGGATTTACGCCGGACGCTATCTGGTGCGCGTGCGTGCTATCAATGCCGCTGAAATTTCCTCAGGATGGGGATATTCGGAAGAGAAGACACTGACGGGCAAAGTAGGAAACCCACCTAAGCCAGTAGGATTCACGGC